CCTGCTGGGTCAGAGTTTGGAGTTGCTCCTTCGTAGAACTGGTCGTACAAATCTTTAGAGTAACCGTTAGCTCCGTAACCTGCGTTGATACCGTCAGAGTTACCTGGTGCACCAAATGGTTGTCTGTGTGTACTATCGCTAGCACCCTTCTGAATCATTGGTACGAAGTAGAATAATTTACCGATTGGTAAGTTCATAGCCTGAACAGATACGATATCGTTCGCTAATAATTTTGAGAATACTCTTCTCACGATTGGGAAAACTACAGTTTCGAATGAACCTGAACCGTCCGCTGATGATGCTTCGTTGATTAAGTGAGAAGCTTGGTTCTCATATAATTGAGCAACGTTTTCTCTCATGTGACCTTTCAAGCCATCTAAGAAACCTAATTTGTCCCATTTGTTGATTGTGTCTTCTTTGATAACTTTCAAGTGCTTAAGACCGATGTTACCTACAAGACCGCTTTCTAATAATGCTCCCATTGTAATAATTTTTTTTAAAGGAATTTATTTATTTAATAATTTTAGACATCAAATCCTTCATTCTCATAAATTGAGGATTCTCATATGTCTTAGATTCAATAAGATTTGCAGATGAACCTTTAGCTGGTGACTTAGAAACTTTTTCAGAAACTGATTCTGAAATTGTCTCAGCTGTCTTAGCATCGAATTCTTCTTTCAAAGTCTTATACAAACCTTTAGATTCTTTCAACGTTTCAACTGAATCGAATCTTCTAAGGATGTTGATTTTCTCTTGCTTCGTAGTAGTGTGTTCTGTGAACAAACGTGTAGCATAAGCCAAGTTAGAGTTGAATACTGCAACCTCATTTAATTTCTCCTTAAAGATGTTAAGTGCCCTACGGTACTCTTCATTCTTTTCTCTTAATTGCTTAATCTCAGTTTCGTAAGATTCACGCTTTAAAGATTTAGGGAAACCTTCAGGTTTTAGATTCGTAGCTCTACCATTAACGTGTGAACGAACAGATGATTCTGTTGCCTCACCTTCATGGTGACGTTTAGCATCGTAGTGTGCATCTTTCTTTAACTTCTCAATTTGTGAGTAGTCATCTTCAGCTGCATCACCAAAATAATTTCCATCGTCTTCTTTCATTTCTTCTTCAAATGCACCGTACGTACCGTCTTCAACTTCGTGACCTTTCACATCTTTTCTGTGAAACTTATCACCTTTGTTCATACCGTACTTACCTTCAGCCATTTCCTCTTCCATACCTTCTTCCATTTCATCTTCATCTTCAACTTCGATTTCGTAAACGATTTCGTCAGTCTCTTCTTCAGACTCCATTTGAATCTTGTATTCAACATCAGCATCTTGGTCAGTAAGTGTAATGTCGTCACCGTCTTGTTTTACGATGATTCCATCTTCTTCACCCATTGCTTTGAAAACCTTTAAGATTTCCTCGTCAGATGCACCTGTTAAATCAAGTGGTAATAGAACTTCTTCTTCATCGTCCACTTCAAATTCATCTCCAGGTAAGTCCATCATTAACATGTCTTCCATATCAACTTCGTCACCTTCTTCTTCATCTTCCATTTCTGATTCTTCATCAGATTCCATATCGTCCATGTCTACCATGTCTTCTACTTCATCCTCTAGGTCTTCAATGTCAAGTTCCATTTCCTGTTCAGTCATTTCTGACTCTTCTTCGTCGTTTGAACCTTCTTCCATTGCGACCATTTCAACCTCGTCCTCAGATAGAGATTCTTTTACTAATTCACTGATTTCTTGCTTCATCGTAGAAGCAAGTATTCCTTTTGCGTTTTCCGTTACGGCGTTTTCCAAGTTTTTCATTTGGAGTAATGCCTCTTCAACTAATGATTTTTTTTCGTTTGCCATTTTGTTTTTTTTGCGCAAATATTTGCAATTGTTTATTTATAGTTTTCTAATAAATATCACTGGATTAAAAAAAATTCACTTTATTATATAATGAGCAAAAAAAAATCGGAGTTTTCACCCCGATTTAAATTATTGTTAGTATGATTTTTCTATTCGAAAACCTCGTCAATCTTACTTTCCGCACATGCCGTAATTCTCCATTCGTTTGGAAAACCCTCAAACTTTTTAGTAACTTTAGCTTCAACATCTGTTACGTTAAAACCTTTAACTAATTTTTCTTCTCTGATTTTTTTGATTTTACCCGAGTTATCATCTGGTAAATCATACTGAATTTTTGCTACAAAATACTTTTCTTCCATGTTTTTAATGTTTTTAATTTCCTAAATAATCGGATAATCTTCTCATTAAGTCAATAGACGCACCCATAGCACCATTAAATTTTGGTTCAGAAATTGGTTTTTTCTCTTCGTCTAAGCTTTCTTCATACTTCATCTTATCACCTTTATCTAAGAATAGATACGCCCCTGGTGTTGATGGTGACGATACTAAGTCAAAACAAATCAATTCAAAATCTTCCTGTACTTCGTTTCTTTCACCCTTACGAGCTAAAGAACCCACACCACGTGATGAAACACCCATAGTGACACCTTGTCTCATTAAGTTAGCTGCTTGGTCACCAGGACACGAAACAACACCACTACTATGAAACCCTGGAGATGTTAATAATTTTAACTTACCCATTAAAGTACTACCTTCCCACCACATATCCGTGATAAGGTGAGATACACGGTCCAAATCAATTAATGATGATTCAGGGTGATTTAATTCGGAAATCGATAGACCTTTTTTAATTGCTCCTTGATATCTTTCGGCTTCTCTACGTAAAATCTTTTCAGGATAAACCCTACCATTTCTATTAGGTGTATCAAACTTTTGTAATACAGCATAAAACTCAAATGGTTTAGAGTGGTCTAACTGTCCATACGATTCTTTTATAATGTCAGCATTTCTACTATCATTTGGATTCACAAAACCTGCGTCCCACTCAATCAATATTCCTTTACCCGTATCGTTTGGTCCTAATATTTTCATTGTAAAATTCTTTATTATAAATACTTTATATTGAGGTTTATTCTATTATGACATCATATTCGCTAATCTCTACACCAATAAGTGATAAAAATTCTTTATTCATTATCTCAGCTAAATCCGTACATATTATAGTACCTAAGGGTAAGTCATCACTCGTCCATTCATTTCTTAAGGTCCATGCTAATGCGAAATCGGTAACATCTTTACCGTCATATTTGATTTTATCAATCAAACACTTAACGGTCATATTCCCATCTTTAATATCACCCTCAACCATAATAGAATCAAATGTTACCACAACCAAACCTGTTGTAATAGTAATGTCTTTAGCGTTAATAAGATTATTAAGGTTATCAATGGGGGTGTTCGCCTCATTAATAACCTTATTTAATCTCTTCAATTGATTTTCAGTAATTTTGATTCTCATTAAAGTAATTTAACTATAAATACTAAACTTTTTTTGTTTTTGACTTTGTCATGGTAAAATACTTGGAACCCATTAACTCATCTTGGTATATTGATTTACAAATTTGTTTAACTCTATCTCTTAATATTATAGATTTAAAATCGATTTCAGATTTCATAAATAAAGTTATTTCTAAATTCATAAAACTCTTTTTACCCATTTGAACCCCACTACTACGTAAATCTAAATCCACGATATTATGACTCTCAAACATGAATGGGTCTACACACTCTATTAAATTATGTTTTATTTGTCGATTAACATTACCCGTTATTCTATCCCAATGACCGTTTTCTATTGTGGGTTGTACCCACGATTGTATAGAAATGTATAGTGATTTAAAATTTTGTGCGTCAACGGTTCCGTAACTACACTTTGCATTATCGAAGATTTCTAACTTCGAAGTTTTACCTTTTTTCATATATTTTCATAATGACTCTTATAGTTTATTTGTTTAAATTATAGTTAATAAACTATGGTAAGTCAAAATTGACGAAATAAAATGTATTTATTATAATACAGATATATGTTAATAGTAGAAATCAAAAAAGGGGAGAGCATCGAAAAAGCTTTGAAGCAATATAAGTTCAAAGTTAATAAAACCAAACAAACTATAATGCTCCGTGAAGGACAAGAGTTTCAAAAACCTTCAGTAAAAAGAAGGAAGCAAAAACAAAAAGCAATATATCTTGAAATGAAAAAGGGTTTAGAAAACTAAACCCTTTTTTTTATAACCCTGAATTTAATTGTCGTAGTTTGTAGAGGTTAACTAAATCGTTTTCACTCTCATTAATTTTTTGGATAGTCTTAGTTAGACTTTCTATAAGTTCTTTATCTTCGTTCTCGTTAAGAGTTCCTTGTAATTTAGAAACAACTGACTCACGTAATGTTAACATTTCGGATTGTATTTCTAATGTACTCATAGACAATAAACTTTTTAATTCTTCTTTTTCAGACTCCTCAATGTTACCATATTCTTGATTGAATGTGTTTGAGGCAATTTTTAACATTGTTGAAAGTGGTAAGTTAATAGACTCTGTGATTGTCTGCTCAACATTTTCAGTAATGATATTCTTTTTAATTCTATTTTTAGATTCTAAAACTTTTTCTAAATTTTTAAAAGATTTCTCATATAAAACATAATCGATATCAGAATAATCGTTCTCAACTTTTTTACCAATAAGTTCATCAGCCCAATCAGATAACGTTTGAATATCTCTTTGATTTTTCTCAATAATAGAGTTTAACTTCTCAAATGATTCAGAAAGATAATCAGATACAATTTCAGGATTCATACCTTTTTTTGAGTTTAACTCGTCGTAGATATAAAATGCCTCTGCCATTGTTTTATTGGATAAAACGGTTTCTTTAAATTTCTTCATTGCCGGTTTAAACGATGGTTTACCGTATAAAGAAACTAACCCTTTTTCTATTTTTGATTTTATTTGACCTAATTTATTCATAACTATTTTATTTATAAATATCCTTATTTAAGTAACTCATTCAACTTTTCTCCTATTTCACCTAAAGACTTACGTCCTTTAGATAAATCTATAGTCTCATTTTGACCAAATAAAGTGGAATCTTCCAAAATTAAGTCAAGGTCTTTATTCTTAACCAGTCCTTCAGGTGTTACCTCAGTTTCACCTCCACCACCGATTTCAGAACCTGTATCAGGGCCTAAATCAGTACCTAAATCAGTACCTAAATCAGTACCTAAATCAGAACCGAAGTCAGAACCACCACCAAAATCATCAGTACCCATATCCCCACCAGATTCTTCACTTTCAGCTGGTTTTTGTCCTTTCTGACCATATAACTTATCTAGGTTATCGAATATACCTGTACTTAGAATAACTTCTTGTGTTTTTTCTAATTCACCGGCAACTGCTCTTTCAATTCTTTGTTGTTGAATATCTAATTTAATTTCCTCATCAGAGAAACCAAGAATATGTTTCTTAGCCCATGATGAAGATACTGGTTGTATACCATTTCCTGGGTCACTAACCGCATCACGATATAATGAAATTTTTTGTGTCCATTGCTCAATCTTAAGTAAATCTGCTTGTGTCGATGGATTAGTTAATCCCAATGTAAAGTTATCTAACTCATCTTCAAATCCTAAAATATATAAATGGATAACTGCAATTTTATTTAACTCCTGAATCATAGATTTTTGAATTCTATTGATTGTACGAGCAAAACGAATATCCTGTAATGCTAAGTTTTTTCCTTCACCTGTAACCTCTTCAAAACCTAAGAATGCCTTAGGAACACGAAGTGCCGTCAATAGTTTCTTTTGGATATACTCAATATCTGCAATTTCAGATAGATTAGTAGCCCCAGGTAGGGTATCTATTGGATTAGGTGCGTTAGGGTCTCTAACAGGAATAAAGTAATCCTGGTCAACCGCCATTTGATTCATACGTAAATCTACATTACCCGTTTGAGGGTCAGCAACTTGGTCACGTTTGAATTTATTGGCAACACGTTGTACATACGGTTCAACATCTTTGTCATCCATATTACCTACGAAGACTTTAAACACTCTTCTTTCAGGTGCTCTTGATGTTCTATATATTAACATCGCATCTTCAGAAAGAATAAGTTGTTTCCAAATTCTTCTGGCTTTTTCTAACATAGAAGTACCATAAGGAAGTTTACGGTCATCACCTAATAATCTAAAGTGTGCCATTTCCCAAGTATTAAACTCTAAGTCTTTAACCTTCCATTTGAATTTTAACGACTCATCAGATTCTGTTGTTGGAGTATTGATACCATATTGTGATGGAGTAGATTTCATACCTCTCTCCAATCTTTCAATTTCTATGTTTGGAAGTTGTTGTCCTCCCATTATACCCTTTTCAGGGTCAAGTTTTAAGTAAACAAAATTGTCCCCATACTTACAAGTATTCCTTGTCCACATAGGTAAATTAGTATTGATATCAAGTCTATTGTTGAATAAGTCACCAAGTATCGATTTAATTCGTTTGCTCTCTGAGTAAATTTGTAAAATATGTCCATCTTCGTTTGTTGTTGTAGATTCTTCTGAATAAATGTCTAATGCTGCAGATATCTCAGGAGTAAATTCCATACTCTCGTAATCGTAAAATGCAGCTAATCTTGTTGGTTCATAATATACGGCTTGAGTGTAAAGGTTATTCTCAACCTTTTGCCATTGTGCGCCCAAATAAAGTGTTTGTTGTGCTTGAAGTTTTTCTCTTTCAAACTCACTTTTATCTTTAGTCTTTAGAAGTTCTTTCTTATCAAACTTATAGACAGGCGGTTGCTGGTCCAAAGTTGAATTGGGACCAAAGACTTTACTTAATCTTTGCCATACTGTGTAATTATTCTGTGCCATTATAAGTTTTTATATAAATAGTAATATATTATTTGAATATCTGTATCCTTTATTTTTTTCCGCCCAATAACCATAAATAGTTCTGATAGTCACTTTTTGTCGCCTGACCACCACTACGTTGTTGATTATAATCTCCTCCGTTATACATGCTCAATGATGGGTTGAAATCATTAATAGGGTTTCTAACCGCACTTTCCTGTACTGTCCAACTATCTACCATGGCCTTAGTTTGGTTAGTAACTTTTTCTAAATTAGTGAATGAATTCTCACCAACATAAATCGCCATAGCCATTGCCATAATTAAATCATCATGTTGACCTTTCATGTGGTCAGGTCTACCGTTAACATAAACAAACGTATTTAACTCATTTAACAAACGAGATGAACGAACTGCGAAACTATGTCTTAACGCTTCTTCAAATGATGCAATAATCTGAACACGCTTGGTGTTAAAGTTTAACCCCGGTGTTTTATCTACTATATTTGCATTGTATCTCCACTTATCGGCAACATTAACACCATCAATATATAAATTCTTATATCCCAACTCCATTAATTTCCTTGCAGTTGAAACTCCCATACCACCAGTGATATCAATAACCACAAAAGCGTTATACATAGTTGCCCATTTAAATGCAATCTCAGCCGCAACGTCAGGTGGAATCTTACCTAAGTATTCTAACACCTGTTCTCTCTCGTCAAAGTCAATTATACAGAATGTTGTGAAATCCTCACTATCACCACGAGAAACGTCAATACCCATAATATATTTATGACTTTCAATAGGTTCTTTCCATTGCCACATTGCACCACCCATAAATTTATTTTCAGGTGGGATAATAAAATTCTCTTTAATAGACTCAACAGTTTCATTAGGGATGACACTATCACCAGAACCTAAGAAATTACATTCAAGCTCCTGAGCTATTTTACGTCTATCAAATTTTAACTTTTTAGCCATGTTTTCAAACCAAGAAGAGTAAGGACGATATCCTTCATTAAACCTTTCTTTAATTTCCACAAAATCTCTTAACATTGGGTCAATAGACTCATATCGTATAATGATATCATCATCAACGTATTCATCTCTATTTAACATATAATGAACAATATCCTTACATTTTATAAGTTGCAAGTCTTTGGCATAACGAGGGTCTCGGTACCAATACATTTCAGTAATTTTGAAATCATTCATTCCTCGAAGTGATTGTTCGTAAATTGAATAGTAAATAGCATCAAATCCGTTAGGTGTTGATACTACGATTACCTTACCACCCGTAGATAGAGAGGCCATACACGCAGACCAAAAGTCATCGTCAGCATCGATAAACGCTGCTTCATCAAAAATAAGTATAGTAGGTGTATAACCACGCAAAGCATCTTTAGAGGTTGCAACGGCTTTAACCTCACATCCGTTAGATAACTTAAAATGTCTTTGTGAATTTTTTTCTTGAGAAAATTTAACACCCAACCATTCAGGCCATTGGTCAACAAACGCTCTTACCTTATTTGCAAATTCCATGGAAGTATCCAATTTATTTGCAATGATTAGAAGTTTTTCAGGTTGTGATTTTTTGGCTGTGATTAATTTTTTAGATGCCCAAGCCGCGGTAACTGTTGATACACCCGCTTGACGATATTTTAACGCTATGTTTTCTTCATAGGTGTCGTAATCGTTAATTAAATGTTCTTGGTCTGGAAATAATTCTAAAGGAACGTATCGTAATTGAGTATTGTCGTAAGTCTGTAGGTAAGTCTTTAATGCATAAGGTGTGTCCTTAATGATTTTCGCATATTCTACTAGTGCTTTTTCTTTTGAGATACTCATGAATCATAATTTACTCTATTATTAAGATAAATCAATTCCTAAACCACCTAGGAAATCTTTGAATCCTTCGTTGTCTTCCTCATCATCTGATGATGACATCGCATCTTCATAGTCATATTGACGTAATTCCTCGTTGATTTCATCTACCATCCTCTTAACAATCTTTTTACCCTTCTCTGAACCTTTCATAATTTCCTTAGCGACTTCAAAAAACTCAGATGTTGTTAATGAAGAAAAACGACTGAACAAATAATTCTGTATTTCTCTTAAATCATCTTCAAATAAGTCATCAGGATAAGATTCAATAAATTTCTCCCAAATAACAGGACCTAATCTTAAATCCCAAATTTCATAAGGTAACGTATCCTGAGATGCCATAACCATTTCTGCAGATTTAGGGTCGTCAGGTAATCCCTGTGTTCCTATAACTTCATACACACCTTTTAATAGTTCGTGTATCAATATTGGGAAAAATAACCCAACGGCTTTAATTGTTGGTGGGTCAGTAGTGTCATCCACTTCTTCTGAACCTTGAATTCCTTCTCCTGAACCAGACATCATTTGTGTAACCTCATCAGGTACAATCCAATACATTAAATCGGCAATAGACATTAACACACCATAAAGATTTAATAATGATGGGTCTAAACGATTTAATTCATCTTCAACAAGTGCAAACATATAATGTCCTTTTTTAGAGGCTCCCTGTATTAATGAATTAATAAACCTTCTCTTAGCCTTTTCCATATCAAAGGTTTCAAAGGCCGCCATAAAATCATCTAAATCATCTTCAGCTTCATCAGACTTAACTCCAAATTGTTTTATAACATCCTCGTCTTCAGGTTCGGAAGATTGTTTATTCATTTTGGAAGTGTCAACCTGACCCATACCCGTATTTAATTTGGCATCAAATTGGAATGCATCATCAGGTAAAGACATTTCTTTCTTTACTAAGTCAACCGCTAAGTTTTGTAAATATTCTACATTTTCATTCTCAATAGATTTAACTTTATTAACCGCCTGAGCTAACATTCTCTGTAATTGCATCAATGATGATTGTCCTGAGATATCTGTTAAACCTGTGTATTCTTTTACTTTATTAACTACATCCTGAAACCTTTTAGATGCAATTTTCTCTTCAAATGAGGAAATTACTCCGTCACCATCAATATCAATATCCAACGCTGGATTATCAGATAAAGGAGTATCTTTGTCCTCAATCTTTTTTTGAATGTCCGAAGCCATTCTTTCTCTACCAGTACCGTAATCTATCGGCGCTTCGTTAATTCTCTTGCTCATCTCTGAATTTAATATTTAAAGTGTTGAATTTCAAAAAACTCGGTAACTCTTTTTTAGCCTTAGGTGCTGGTTTATGTTTCGGTTGATATGGGGTTTTTCTTTCAGGTACTGAAGGTGCAACACCTGGTTTAACTTTAGGTGCCGTTTGAGTGTCACCAGCTTTAGGTGCTGGTTTATGTTTTGGCTTATACGGTGTTTTTCTTTCGGGTGTGGTTCTTGTTGGTGTTTTAACAGGAGCCTCTTTAGTACCGGGTAGTTGTTCTAATAAATTTAATAATGCTTTTTTAGTCATAGTTTCAGGAATATACTTACGTACTAAATGTATTAAAGATTCTTCAATTTGTCTAATCTTACTTTCACTTACTTTCTTAGGTAATTTTTTCCAATTCTTAGTGTCACCAGCAAACTCATCAGCCATCTTACACCATTTAGATTTAGGTCCCTCCTCTTCACATTTAGCAAAGAAGTATTTTTGTTGTGATTTAGACTTAAATTCCTCACCAACTTCTTCATCCATACCGTCATCGGCCTTATCGTTGAATCCATCATCACTTGATGGTCCACCATCGTTACCTACACTATTACCTGCGTATGGGTCATAACCTGACATCTTTTCTAAAGAATCCGTAGACGCTTCATCTTCAATATTATCTTCTTCACCAATTTTTGCAGCAAGATTGTTAACCATTTGGTCTACACCGGCTAGCTCTTCTTTGGCTCCTTGGATTTTCTTTGTAAGATTGTTCTGTTCACCAACTACGCTAGTGTATAACATATTAATTTGAGTTTCGTTTAACATTTTTAATGTTTCGAACTTGATACCTTTGTTTAATAAAACGGCTACTTTTGAATTATTCATTGTGTGCAATAGTTTTTTCGTATGTTAATACGATATCTCTTTCGTATATTTTATCCTCCACTTGTTTAACAGTATCACCATAACGGAAAACCATTCTATTTAGTCCACTGTCGTTTACGGCTTCACTTTCACTAACTTCCCATGCTAACGCAATAATATCTTCAGTTGCGTCATAAACAGAGAAGTAATCAGAATTCTGAATTAGGTTTAATTGTATACCTGAATTTCTTAGAACTCCAACTTTTTTTATAAAATGTAAAAGGGGTGGAGTTGGGTTACCACTTGCAGGTTCTTTATCCCAATCTTCACCCCATACATCTTCAATATCACTAAATATGAATTCGTATATATTGTCCCCTTTATAGTTGGGTCCTAACTCATTCACATATACTAGTTTCATAGTATTTCACCATTCTGAGAAACTTTTATCTGTTGTCCCTCGTTTTTGAATACTAAATTACCTTTGTTTGTTTTACCTAAAAATTTAATGTTTTGATTTTCTTTCAATAAAAAGTCAGCACTCATTTCTTGTTCAACGGTTTCACACATTGATTTCATTTCTTTTTTAATGGTAACTTTTTGTATTTTTCCTGAGATGAATTTTTTAATGTTGTTTGACTCTGTCAAAGTTTTTTCTTCATCGCTAACTACAAAATATTTTGAAAGTACTTTATCGATTTTAGATTCAGAAAAAATTTCATCCATTACTCTTTCACCATACATAGATTCTCCAGCCTCTACAGACATTTCATCGTCCAAACCTAAATCAAGGTCCATACCTAAATCTAATTCGTCACCAGCATCAACATCTAAATCTGCTTCATCATCAACACCATAGTCAATTTCATCTTCTTCGAAATTTGTTAAGATATCTTCTTTATCTTCCTCAGTTAATTTATCTAAATCAACTGCTGAGATAATCGAATTCAATACATATTTTATATCTTCTGAAGTTAAACCTTCTTGTTGGTCAATAGTTCTCAATTTTTGACCAAGTTTACCGGTTAGCTTTTGGATAGCTTTAATGGTTATTTCTTCATCATCAACTGGTAACTCATCAGATACTTCCATATCAAAATCTAAATCTTCTTCACCCTCAGGAGTATCTAAACCTAAATCTAAATCCAATTCTGAATCGTCAGATGATGGTAAGTCCATAGACATATCTTCACCAGATGGTTCAGGTAAATCTAAAGACACTTCTTCTTCAGAATCTACCGACACTTCAGGTTTCGGGGTTTTTAAAACAAATTTCTTTTGTTCTCCAAATAATGAAATTTCTTCTCCATTTTCGTGGAGTGAGTTCAATTCTTTAGCTGTTAAATTTAATCTTTTTAATGCTTTAGAATAAGAAGAATGATATCTTCTATTTTGTATTGCATCAGTATACTCAAGTTCTGATTCATTCAAACCTGATTTAATGATATAACCGTTTTTTTCATTAACGATTGAATAGTATTTTCCGTCGGCTAGTTGTCTTGTGTAGTCTACAGAAGAATTTTCATTAACTTGAGAACGGTCAACTTCGTTGTAACGAGCAATCTCCATAATACGTCTTAACTTATCCGTACCGTTCAATTTTTCACTACCTAAAGGTCTTAAATCTGCCATTTTATATTTTTTTTAATATTTTTAATTTAGTTATTATAACCACCAGGTCCAATTTTAACCGTATTACATTGTACTACCGCATCACCTGATGAGTTAGTATATACTGCGTGTATTGTTGGAGTGCCACCTGAAAAGGCATTGTATTCTGTAGTTGGGTCGCATCCTTGTGCCATAATAGTTTTTCTTAATAAATATACCCAAATAATAGATTTTTCACTTTTTCTATTATTTTGGTTATTTTATTCGGCAATTTTTTGTTCTAGTGATAATCTATTATCGACTAATTCGTTCGTAAAATCAAAAAGTTTTTGAATATATCCGTTACGTCTTAAGAATTTAAATACCAAATTCTCATACGAATATTCACCTTCTCTCTCTAACCCACAACTTCTAAACTTCTTAAGTTTATCCTTAACACTATCAATCATTACTAAAGCGGTATCTAAATCTTCATCATCCGCATTGTCAATAACCAAATCTATAATATCCATCCATTGGTCTACTTTAGATTTAAGTTTATCCTCATCAATCGTGACACTTTCAGGTGTTGGTTCAACAATCCACTCATTATATAAAACAGAGTAAACGCCAGTAGAAAAATGGGTTTCTTCGGTGTCCTGAACATATAATTCAACATCGTAACCTTTTACTAAGATATCGTGAGTTGAATTAAATAATGTCTTTTTTAATTTAAAAAGTTCTTGGTGTAATTCTTTCTGACTACCTGACTCTGTAAAATTATACATAACGTGTAAATCGACATCTGAGAATTCAGACCAATTATAGTTCGATAATGAGCCGGTCATTGTGATATCAGAGATAAAAATGTCAATACCTAAAAATTGAATAAACTCTTCTGATATTTCTAATAATGCATTTCTTACTTCTGAAATCATCCTTGACTTACTGGGGTCATCGGGATTAGTCCAAATATCAGGATTTAATTCGTCCTGAATATAAAAGCTAGAAAGTATTTTATTATAATTTTCCATCACATATAAATACAAAGAAGTATTACTTTTCTACTTTTTTGTATTTGTACTTCTTAGAAATCTCTTTATTGAAGAATGCTCCTTGTGATTCGGCCATTCTGAATTTTGTATAAACATTGTGTGGAACATCATTATAAAGATATTCTACACCGTTGTTAAATGTGGCAATAAGTGTTTTATCACCGATATGATAAACAGTTTTCTTTATACTCGAAGACTCAATTTCATTAATGATTTGTTTTCCTGATATTTTTTCACTTTTGATTCCCATACTATAATGAATATTCACTCTCTAATTTAGATAGTTTTCTAGAAATGTAACTATCAAAATCATTTCTTACTTTTTCGTCCCATAGTCCGTAGGTCTTTAAGTCATTCCTTAAACGGTCAATATTATTAATAACCATCTCCCTTGCAATAAATATAGATGTTGGACCTTCACTCATTCTGGCTAAGTCTTTTTCCTTGAAGTTGTGTTTCTTTAATTCATTTCTCAGGCCGATGAAACTTTTTTCAATTTCATCTGTACCATTAAACCGAACAATATATTCTAACCATGACTCTCTCATAACAATAAATATAAAAAAACCCCGATTTCTCAGGGTTTTAGTATTAAACTTTTAAATTTTTAATTTCATCTCTCAATTCAATTGCCGTTTCAAAATCCTGTTTATGGATTGCTTCGTTTAATTGAGTTTGGAGTTCATTAATTTTTTTACCGTTTGATTCAAGTGATTTAATTTGGTCCCTTAAATTAACAGCCTCTTCAAAGTTCTGTTTTTCAACCGCAATCTCTAAATCTTCTTTTAAATTTGAGATTTCTTTGTCCTCTACTTTGGATTTGTAAGACATTACAAACCCATTTGGTGAAATCTTATAATAGGTTGGTTGAAAATTACCCATCATAGATTCCATGTCGTTAAATAACGCGTCAAGAATACTTCTTTTGTAAAACATAGTGTCTTTTTTAAAAATTTTATTACATTTGTACTAACATATAAGCGAAAAATGTACCAAATGGGGAATAAACCCCCTATTATGACATTTTGTCAGACCAATAAAAATAAAATGACAATTTGTCTTATGATGTTTTTTGTATAATAATTGTAATATATTTGTCCAAGTAAAAAAACTTAAATATGATTGATTCAATAGACCCAAATGACAAACCACGTAAAAAAGAAATTAGTAATTCAAGTACACCAGTATTGGATAATTTCTCACGTGACCTTATTAAATTAGCTGAGTTAGGTAAGTTAGACCCTGTCGTTGGACGGGAGAGAGAAATCCAAAGAATTGCACAAACCCTTTCTCGTAGAAAGAAGAATAATCCGATTATAGTTGGAGAACCTGGTTGTGGTAAAACCGCAATTGTTGAAGGATTAGCTATGAAAATCTTTGAGGGTGATTGTCCTCGTAACTTGTGTGATAAGAGAATAGTATCTTTAGATATGACTTCCATTGTTGCTGGAACTAAGTATCGAGGTCAATTTGAAGAACGTCTAAAAGTAATTTTAGATGAACTTCATGACAACCCAAATATAATTGTTTTTATTGATGAGATTCACACCATCATCGGAGCTGGTAATTCATCAGGTTCGTTAGATGCCTCTAATATCTTTAAACCCGCACTTGCTCGAGGTGAACTCCAATGTATTGGAGCAACAACATTAGATGAGTATCGTGAAAACATCGAAAAAGATGGAGCATTGGAGCGTCGTTTCCAAAAAGTAATGGTAGATGGGGCAACTCCTGAAGAGACTATGGTTATCCTTCAGAACCTTAAAACTCGATATGAGTCACATCATAAAGTAAATTATAGTGATGAATCGTTAGAGGCTTGTGTACAATTAGCTAAACGTTACATCACTAACCGTGAATTTCCTGATAAGGCAATTGATATTATGGATGAGGTTGGAGCTAGTAGTCAAATATCTATAAAATTACCTGAAGAAATTGAGAATCTAAAACAGAAGGCGTTAGACATCAAACAACAAAAGATTGATGTGGTAAAACAACAGAACTACGAACAAGCAGCACAACTTAGAGATAAGGAAAAGAAAATTCTTAAAGAATTAGAAAAAGTTAAGTCAGACTTTGAAGAAAAACAAAATGAAGACCGTAAACTAATCACTGAAGATATGGTATATGAGGTTGTTGCTAATATGACCAGAATTCCAATCTCTAAGTTAAATCAGAATGATATGGAAGGACTTTTAAATCTAGAAGATAGTTTAAATAGTTCGGTAATAGGTCAAGAGCAAGCGGTTAAAAAGATTTCGAAAGCTATCCGCAGAAACCGTATTGGTATCAAAGACCCTAACCGACCAATCGGTTCTTTCATCTTCTTAGGTTCAACAGGTGTCGGTAAAACTCACTTAGCTAAACAATTGGCAAAAGAGATTTTTGGTGATGAAGAAGCACTTATCCGAATGGATATGTCTGAATACCAAGAGAAGTACACAATGTCAAGATTGATTGGTTCTCCTCCAGGATATGTTGGACACGACCAAGGGGGGCAACTTACTGAAGCAGTAAAGAACAAACCTTACTCGGTAGTATTGTTTGATGAGATTGAAAAGGCCAATAAAGACATCTTCTCACTTTTATTACAAATGATGGATGATGGTCACCTTACAGATAGTTTTGGTCGTAAAATTAACTTTAAGAATTGTTTGATTATTATGACATCTAACTTAGGCGTGAAAAAACTTCAAGATTTTGGAGGTGGGGTTGGATTTGATACTACATCACGAATGTCAGGTGATGAGGAACTTAAAAAAGCACTTCTACAGAAAGAATTGAAAAATCACTTTACACCTGAATTCTTAAATCGATTGGATGAGGTAATCATATTCAATCCACTTAAAGAGGTTGAGGTTCGTAAAATCGTCGATATTGAATTGGATAAGTTAATATCACGTTTAGATAAAATGGGTTACCATATCCAAATTAATGGAGAGATTCGTGATATGTTGGCGGATGTTGGTTTCGATGAAAAATATGGGGCACGACCTATTAAACGAGCAATCCAAGAGAAAATCGAAGACTTTATCTCTGAAGAGGTTCTTCGTCAAACTATTAAACTCGCAAACAATTACGAGTTATATATGGAAGATGATGAAATTAAAGTAAAAGAGGGGGTTTAACCCCTCTTTTTTAAAAAAGTTTTGGATAGTTAAAATATTTAAACTATCTTTGTTTAAAATAATAACAAATGGACCAGATAACGCTTAATCGATTTACAGAACTTCTTGCCGTTCCTTCTAAAACATATGAGGAAGATAAAATGGTAGAATACGTTTCATGGGTATTAGAATCTATCCCCGGTGTTGAATACTACACGGATGATATGAATAATATTTACGCAACGAAGAAACAAGATGGGTTTAAGGGTCATTTCCCAATGTTTGTGGCACATACAGACACGGTCCATTCGTTAGTACCGGAAATTGTTGTTAAGGAACAAATACTCCCAAAACCACCAACCTTCGGTCGTACCTTTGACGATACTCAGTATGATGTATTGAAAGCTTATACCCCTGAAGGTAATCCTACCGGTATTGGTGGGGATGATAAGTGCGGTATCTTCATTTGTTTGGAAATGCTCCGTACACTATCTAATGTTAAAGTGGGGTTATTTGTATCAGAAGAAACGGGTTGTGTAGGGTCTAAAAAATGTGATATCAATTTCCTTACTGATGTTGGTTACGTTATTCAATACGATGCACCTGGTAACCATCTAATTACCGAGACCTGCTCAGGAGTTCGCCTGTTTGAGGGGAATGGGAAATTCATCAAAAGAGCATTGCCTGTGATTGAGAACACAATGGGTACTATTATGGAACTACAGGCACATCCCTATACAGATGTGTCACAACTCAAACAAAAGGCTGATGTTTCATGTATTAACATCTCTTGTGGTTATTACGAGATGCATACCCCAAATGAGTTTATCGTTTTGGATGATGTGGATAGAGCGATTCGAACCGGTATTAACTTAGTCAATGAATTTGGTTATGAAAAACAAGTCTACAGATTCAGTTTACCCAACGATAAATGGGATTATATGAGTGATAATACTCTAGAAGATAGTGAGTACGATTATGATAGTTGGGAAAACACCACATTCGATGGTCTATCCGATGATGATGAAACATTTCAACTATCAGACCATGAGGTACATATAGAATGGGGTGGAATAACCATTGAAAGTAAGCACACCGGAGAATGTGTTTATATGGATGAAAATGAAGTGATAGAACTCTATGAGATTCTTAGGAATAATTTCTTAATCAAAGGGGTCGAATAACTGATAGTTATTCGTCATTAACAAAATAGAGGAAAGTTTCGACCTTCCTTTTTTTGTTTCAAAAGAATCTGTTTCAGGATTGAGTCTTTTAAGTGTGAAGTTAACCTTATTGGTTTCTGGGTCGACACCTTCCACATTAATCCATACGTCTTTATTAGTCGGTATTTGAATATTCTTACCTAATGTAAATTGTTTCTTAACCTCCTCTAATACGTTAAGGTACTCATTAAAGTCTAAGAAAAATTCAGAATCATCTAATTTTTCATATTCATTTTCTAATAAAGTTAATGTAGGTTCGTCGAATTCTGAGTTAAACGATTCGTTGTCAAAGTTATCGTATTGATGGTCATATGGGTAATCAAATGGAAAGGATATGTTACTACTTGAGACTTGTTGTAGTAATGTCTCAAGAGTTAACTCAGAGTAGTGTTCACTACTTTCATATAGATTTAATAGTTCCTTTAGGTTAATATTATAATCGTAAAAACAGTTACTTGACCAATTTTTCTCAAATCCAATCTCACTAAGAATATTACATAAACCATCTTTAAAGGTTTCTCTCAAACCATTACCTATTGCCTCATTTTGAGCCGATGAGTATATATCTCTAAGATTACCTATAAAATTATCGTCAAAGGTGTCTAACATAAACTGTCCTACCGTCTGAATATCTTCACTATCTATACCATAACCATTAGACGTTTCTTTAATCAAATTACCAATTTTATTATCATATACCGTTAGTAATTCTTTTAATTTTTCTAAATGATTACTCTTTAAATTATTTAGATAATACCCTTCAGATAAATCCTCGTCAAAAGTGTAATTGTCGTAGTATTCTTCGTCATAGCTATAGGGTTGCTCAAGAGTATATTGGATATATGTTAAATCACCCTCTTCAACATCTTCAGAAAATAATTTTAAAAATTCTTCAATACCGTTGAAGTTAAGGTTAACCATAAAATCATTATCGTCTAACTTTACAATACCACTTAATATTGGACTATGAATTCGACCTCTACCAGGTTCAATTTTACCTTCGTAAATACCTTTTAAAGTCTCATAATGATTACTACCTCTAACCAATTTTGAAATTTCGTCCTTAATTGGTTCAAAACGGTCCTTTAATAAATCTATACTTCTTGATGCATCTTTTTGGTCATAAACTTCAATCTTACCATCGTTTTTAATAAACAACGCCATCTTACCAAAGGTATCATCCTTAGATTTTTTATCTATAATATAATATAGGTTACCGTCACCAGTATATTGATTAAAGTATTTGGGATTGTCTTTTTGTGTTGTACACCATCTTGTTTCGGCACCGTAGTAACAAGATGCTCCGTGGCTATGTGGTCGAACAATTAAAAACCTATCATCTTCATATAACTTTTCAACTTCACCTTTAACCGATTCTTCTTTCTCTTTTTCAGCTCTTCTTTTACTTACCGCAGATAAAACGGTTTGTAACTCCCAATAAACGTCATACTTATAGATGTCTTTTGGTCCTCGTTTGATTTTATCCACATTAATACCTGAATGTAACTCTTTCCCATAGTCAATATCCGTATCTGTTATTGACTGAGATACTTTATGAAAATCTTTAACTAAGTCAGTCATAAAATTGATAACATCAGGAAGGGATGCACCATCATTAACTTTTATGAATTCTATTACTTGCTTAATAGTCCACTCAGAGTATTTCTTAGTTGAAGAAGGGTCCTCATCTACAATTTTACCTAAAAACTCAGGTAACTCAACAAATACTGGGTTATCTTTGTATTTGTCAATAAGGTTTTCCTTCTTACCCTCAATTAGTAGGTTTATAAATTTCATAAAAAAGTTTTACTATAAATACCATTTAGTTTGGATAATTAACATTTTATGGTTATATTTGAAATATGAAAAATAAAAATAAACAAAATATTATTATGAAAGTGGTCATTTCGTTGGTTATCCTCTCAACTTTAACCTTAACTTCTTGCTTGTTAAGAGATGTTCAGGCTGAAACACCTCAAACAAATTCAACTATAATTGTAAATGGACAAACAATTATTATGAATGTAGACACACTCGTAAAGTTTCAGTATGACACGTCACTTACTTTTTCAGAGGCATACGCTACCGATAAAATTGAAATCTTAGGGTCTTCTTATTATAATAGAGATATTATCATTAACCTTAAAGATTCAATAATCTTTGATGGTAATTACTGTAAAATTATTGGATTAGAACCATCAGAAACGTTTGGTGAGGTTAGCTTTCCTGAGAAATTAATATATCAAACCGATAAAGGGTCGGTACATAAAATTTTCCCATCTTTTTCTATGGATGGACGTGAACTGTTATTTTTTATCAATCCACCTAAAGATGGTCTTGGTCAAGGTAGTTTCACTTACACCACCAGCGTTACCTTTATTGGTGATTAACACATAAAAAAAGGGGGTCTAATACCCCCTTCATTCTTTTAGTGATTTATTAATCGTTACAATGTTTTATTTTGAATTTTTGCTAATCCAGATAAAACATTATAATAGTTTGTAAATAATTTAGCAACCTCATTAGGATTTATACCAACATTATTCATAGTTTTTTGGAAAATAGGTAATTTAAAAAACTTCTCTTCTACGTATCCTGTGATTGCAATTGATTCTAACCCCTTATTGAACATCCCAATAAGTTTATCTGCATTATCTTCGACAGTACCTTTAAAGTCTTTTATATTGACATTCATAGGGTTTGGTTGAATTGTAATGTTACCATATCGAAGACCTAAGTCACGTAATGTCTTCATCGCATAAGTGAAGTCTCCATTAGCCCAATTTGTAAATTTACTGATAGTGTTATTATCTATTTTTGGTAACCTATAATCTGAATTACCGTCTAAAGTCGTACTAATACTTTGTTCTTTGATAATCCTTAAAACGATTTTTTCTAAATCGGATTCTGTTATTTTTACAATCTTTTTCATAAATTAATAATTATTATACCGATAAATAGTTTGTTACAATAAAAAAGTATTTATATTTGTACTCAGAAACAAAAGTTCTTTGAAATATGGGAGTCAATTATAAATCACAGTCTTCCAAATAGGAACCAACATAAAGGTTATCTATATTCAAATACTTACTGACCATTTCTTCAACCTTAACTTTGGTTGTTTGAATTGTATCCACTTTTCTGTTCAATTCATACCTATCATCACTGTACCTGTACCACTTTGAAGAGAACCTAATAATCACGCTAGCAACTCTATCATTATCCTCATCAATTCTAATGTTATAACCACATACCCCCTCATATGGCGCAACATCTAATAGTTTCTTAATTAGTTTGACCTGTAGTTGAGCATTGGTTGAATCAGTATTCGTTTCCTCCCGTATAACACGTTTGAGGTTTGTCCCCCCCCTATCAATAAATTCAGCAAGATGGTTTTTTACTCGTTTACCAAAGTATTGTGTAATTATCTCTTCAGGTAACCTATAATCTGAATTACCATCTAAAGGCGTATTAATACTTTGTTCTTTGATAATCCTTAAAATGATTTTTTCTAAATCGGATTCTGTGAGTTTTACAATCTTTTTCATAAATTAATAATCATTATACCGATAAATAGATTGTTATAATAAAAAAAGTATTTATATTTGTACTCAGAAGTTAGAGTTCTTTGAAATATGGGGGTGAGTTGGAATTGATTGGCAGGGTCAGTTGTACGGGGCACGTAGTGAGATGTTTCCTATCACTTTAATCTATGGTTGCACTTTTTTAACAGGCGAAACTTTCGCAAAACTTCAGGCAGTAGGTCTTCTACGTACTGAAGAAGTAACTGTAGCGTAGTACGTAACAGTGAATCGGGTCGGTCAGGACATGTACCTATGAACAGAAGTCCGTTGTTGTGGTGGAAAAACGATTAAACCCAAAATTGAATCGTACATCTATTGTCGGTGGAGGATGTAAAATTTCAACCGAATATTACGGAACATTGTGAATTAATGTTGTCCTAAACGTGTAGTCCTTTGCAGGTGGACTGAACAAGACGCGGGTTCGAAACCCGCCACCTCCACCATAAATGGGAGAAGAAGGATAAAACCATCTTCTCCCTTTTTTATTTTATAAAAAATAAAATAAGATGGTGCGTAGTTAAAGTATTACCCTTATATTTGTAGTGTTAATAACGACATAAACAACTAAAAAAAAAGAATCACATGACAGTAACAGGAATCGACATCACAGAAAAAGTAAGAGAGTACAAAGGAACAAACGACTTCGTAATGAAGATGCAAAACTCGCTAAAACAATGGGGACGACTAACTTCAAAGCAAATGGATGTAGTTTCAAAACTTATCTTGAACGAAGAGCGTCAAAAAGATGTTGATGTTGATAACCTACCTGAGCAATTCCTTAAAATTGTTAATTACAACGGAGAATCTAAATTTGTTCAGGACATCAAGGCAAAATACCTACAGTACCGTACACTTACCGAAAAACAACTCAACGCAGCTAACAAAGCTATCTACACTGAAGAGCAAAAAAACTCTCAGATTCCTATGGATATCAAATTAGTTGGTAACACAATCAAATTGGGTCGTAAGATTGCTGGCGAAATCAAAAAGGAGTACAAGTTAGATTTTCACCCTATCTTAGTTGATGTTACGAAAATCACTATGACAAGTAACAAAGCGGTTAAATTAGTCGCAAAACTAACAAAGGAAAACGCGGGTATCTGTCGTTGTTGTGGAAAGACCCTAACTGATGAGATGTCTCGTATGACAGGTTTAGGTCCTATCTGTTCAGGTTACGTAGGTGTTAAACACCCATCAACTAAAGAGGACCTTCCGTACTACCGTCAACTAATCTCAGATAAGATTGACGAAGTAGGTGAGTTCGAGTTCTGGATTCCAAAACGTGGAATTGTAGAGTGGAACGGTTCAGCAGGTGTGTTATTATCAATGTAATAAATAGGGGGGAGAAATCCCCCCACTTACTTATGAAAAAGTTTATTTTAAGTCTCATTTTTATACTGTCAGTACAAATACAGGCCAATTCTCAAACCTATAGTCATGCTATTGAGCTTGGAGACCTGAACGGGTACCGATACTTCATATCCAAAGAGAAGTTTAAATTCTGGGATGCACACAACCACATAAAGAGTATTGACAGTACCTTAGACCTACTTTCTATCCATAATGTAGGTGAGAGTATGTTTGTATACGATAAAGTCGGTCAGAAGGTCGGAATGTCCCCACAACCTCCTTTTTATTGGCTCGGTGGTCACGATGAGAACCAAGAAGGTGTTTGGGAATGGACAGATGGTAGTGATTGGGATTATGAACAATGGACCACAGACACCACAGAAGCCAACTACGGTCCAGAACCAAACAATCTTGGTGGTGATGAAAATTATCTTATGGTTTACTATTATAGTAATGGAGGATGGAATGATGCCACCAATAATCCTGGTGACATTCCCTTTTATTATGTGTTCAAATCGGCCGTTACGACCTCGCAAGATACGACCAATTTTTCACAACCACAAGTTTTAGAGAATAAAGTTTTCCCCACACTTATGAATAGTGAATACTCTAAGATAATGTTTGTGACGTATTGGAAAAACCCAATTACTGTGGTTATATCTGATAGTGGTGGTAAGTTATTACATAAAGAGATGATTAACAACCCTAAGGAGGTTAACACAATCAATTTACCTTATTTACCTGGTGGACTTTATCATGGGGTTGCAATTCACGAAAAAGAATTATTCAGATTCAAGTTCACGTGCACGAAGTAAATCATCTTCAGTTGGTTCCGTAAGTGAGTTACCAGCATCTTGGAATCTGGTTTGGGTGACATAGTCGTCATGTGTTGCAATAGCTGAGATATTAGACATATACATCGACCTCATATCTTTACGGGGGTGAGTTGCCATAACTGCAGCAAAAAACTCATCAGATACCACAACGTTTTTCTTAAGTGTTGGTAAATGTTGCTCAACCAATTTTTTAATTGCCCCTTCCCTTAAAACATAACAATGTGTGTTGTAAAAATAAGTTGGTTTTACGAAGTGTTTCATACCAATACGAATTGGTGAACCGATTAACGGGAATAATCTATGTAAAGAATTATGGGCCAATAAACACATCTCCCATTCATAATCCTGTGTAGCATCAAAGATACCCCAATCCAAATTTTTAACAGGTAAGAAGTCATCTTCCATAATTAAGACTGATTTATGTCCGTTTTTATATGCATCTTCCCAACACAGTGTATGTGAAATCATGCCACCTGCTTCACCATAAGTTGCATGACGATTCCAATATCCGTACTTATGTACAGATTCAGGTACTTTCCAATTCTCATATAATGTGTATTCTTGACCGTTTTCTTCTTTTAATCGCTTACCAATAAATCCCTCAATTACTTTAACAGGGGTACCGTAAGGTAAAGGGATACGATTAGCCCTATCGATTAATTCTTGAACATATTCAGGTCTATGGTCTATGGATATAATGTAAACCTGGTCTATTAACATAAAAACATTTTTGTTTAAAAATAGTATTCAACTGAAAATAATAAACCCACCAATAAGGTGGGCTTAAAAAACAATTACAGTTTTGTTATTATAAACTCATCAACATATCTAATAATTCCTGTTGTGGGAACATATCAAATTTGTCTTTACGTGTGTTAGTATGTGTCCATACACCTTTTACTCGACCATAATACGCATCCTCATTAAAATCGAATGCCTTTGAACCCTTTTCTTTGACTAATTTGGGTAAACCTGCTCTGATATCAATACCATCTCTTTCTCCAATAAATTGCATCCACAATCTTAAAGATTCAATTTGATTATCAGAATATCTATGCCAAGTTTTGTGACCTCTGAAAGGTTCTGATAACGTAACAATTTGAGATTCTTTTACTGATGACCCAGCATATGTTTTACCATTCACAATATAACCGAAGTTACAAACCTCAATACCCACAGAATTCTTATGCATGGTTTGTGAACCATTTTTACCTAAATGATAACCCCAATTTCCATTTGGGAATGATTGAACCATCACACCGTCGTAAGTATTGTCGTCACCTTTAATTGACGGTCCACCTAATACAAACTCAGTGGCAATTTCACCTCTATCGTCGGCATCCCATTGTTGGATACATTTGTAAGGATTGTTCCATCCTGCAGTATGGTGTAAGTATAACCATTCAGCTTTGATGGGTCCTTTTTTGTATTCATCTTTTGGCATAAAATATTCTACTATATCAATACCGTTATTTGTGGTATATTTGTTTTTCGAATAATCACCTTTAATTTTTTCTGTTTGTACATTACCAACGGGACCGATAGGACCTACACTCGACCTTGAGTTATCAGTATCGGCAATACCCATCTTACTCCAAGTGGTACGACCGACAATACCGTCAGCAACAAGACCATTATCCGATTGCCATTTTTTAACAACCTTCTCAGTTCCTTTACCAAAAATACCGTCAGCGGTAACTCCCAAGAATTCTTGGAGGTCTTTTACATCTTGTCCTTTTGAACCAACTTTTAATAACATACTTATTTTATTAGAATAGTTTATTTACCATAAATATACCTTTGATTATTAATCTATTTATATGTATATTTTGAAAGTATTTTAAAAATAAAGAATGGATATAGTATTGGTCCTTAATTCAGATTTCACCCCTCATAACGTAACTTCATTGAGACGAGGATTTGTATTAGTAGAAAAAGGTAGGGCTGAGATTCTACAAAAAGGTAATGATATTATAACCGCATCAGGTAATTTCATTAGACCTATCGTTATACGACTATTAAATTATGTTCGGTTTAGGCCAGGTAATTTGGGTGTAACGCGCAAACGACTATTCAAAAGAGACGGGTATGAATGTACCTATTGTGGGTCAAAAAAGAATTTAACTGTGGACCATATTATTCCGAAATCCAGAGGTGGACCAAATAGTTGGAGTAACTTAGTGACATCCTGTTTCAGGTGCAATAGCATTAAAGATAATAAAACACCTGAAGAAGCTGGAATGAAATTAAGATTTAAACCTTACACTCCCACATTATTTTCAAGAGTTATAGATGAAACGGTAGAAACCGCATGGGAAACATTTAAACGAGAGGTATTTAGATAAAAAAAGGTGTCCTCACGAACACCTTCCTTAAGATACTAACTACCTCCTTTCCTTTAGTAGTTTATGAAACGATATTATCTCTAATATCCTTCATTTTCAGTTCCATTTTCGAACCGATGTCCCCCATAACTGGGCTAACTAAGTCATAAAAAGAATCTTCCAACTCTTTTTGACTTTGACCGTCCTGTAGCATTCCACCAACTTTTCCTTTCATGAAATCAGGAAGGTTTTCTAAGTAATCTGATTCGAATCCACTCTTATATACATCAGCTAATTTTTTGGATAAGAATCTTGCATCTGTGAACAATTTAGGTACATCGTCAACTTCAGTATCACCAATTGCTCTTTCGATTACTCCTTTTTCAAAATCAGATAGATTTAATTTTTGAATTAAAAATTCTGATAATTTGTTTTTAACAGTATCCATAAACATAGGACCATCTTCTTGAAACATTTGATTTAATACTGCAATCAAATTTTCATTTACAATCTCCAATGAATAATTCTGTTTTTTGAGGTACTTCACCTCATTAACAATTTCTGAAATATTTTCAGATAACGTTAATCTTTTTGAAACGATTTTAGATTCGTTTAACTTATGTTTTGTCTGAGACTTAACCTCATTAATATGTTTAAGTAAATTTTTCATATATTAAAATTTGTTACCACCAACAGTTCTTGCTGAATAGTTAATTATGAATGATGGAACCTCATCTAAGTCATTTTCAAATGCTGCAAAATATTCTTTTGTTTTACCTAAGTCCATATAGTTTTTAATCTGATAGTTACATGCGGTGAGGTAATCGGCCATCTGTTTTTTAGCGTTATCACTTAAACGCTTTCTATCTTTAGCACCGTCATAATATATTTTAGCAGTTGCCTTACACATTTGTCTTTCAACATTTTGAGAATCTAACAATCCAGCATATGCGTTAAGATTATTTTCAGTCATTCTCTTAGGTCGATATAATGGGAATGTCTTAAAGTCTTTAAACGATGTTTCATCATCCTTTAAATTAATAACGTCATACACGTCCATATCTTGGTTTGCCGGTTTTAATGTAGACCAATCTTGATTAGTATAATTTTTTAATACTCTTTGTTGTTCAGGATTTAAATTTTTCATGATACTCTCCACACCCGATTGTTCTGCCTTCTTTTGAATCATTTCAATTTTTGGTGCGATATTCAATTCATCTTCAGCCGGTTTAGGTGGAGTTTGTACTTCGGGTTTTACTTCAGGTTTTACTTCAGGTTTTACTTCAGTTGTTTTTTTCGCCGTTGCGTTATCGCCCTGATTACGACTTTGTTCGTATGTTAATCTATTATAGGATTGAGATGCTGCATTTTTATCGTTAGTGAAACCAAAATTCTTACCGTTTTTAGCGTAATTAATATACATCGTTTTTGTTCCGACATAATTATTTTGTTCAAACAAAATTTTAGCCAATCCTTTGACGGCATTTTCAAATAATTTTATTTCGTATTCTTGAGGATACTCGATTCTAAAAGGTAACTTTTTCTTATTTTTGTTATTGTCGATTAAATATTTAACTAATACTTGTACAAATATGTCATCTAATTCATCAGCTGGTTTTACTTTACCTTTACGAATTGCGGTATCAACAATATAATTCTTACTTGTTTCATCAGTTCTAAGTGACTTAACCATTTCCGTATCGTTTTCGTCGAAAATTTTAAATTCATCAAACATCACTAATAACCTATTACGCATTGCCTCTTCTTTAGCTATTTCGGTGTCAGGTGTTGGTGTAGGTGTTCCTGTGTTAGTTTGATTTATAGGTGTTCTTCCACCACCTTCAGGTCTTTGGTCTTGTTCTAATAATATAGATAATCCTTTTTTCATATTAATATTCACTTAATTTTATTTTTCCATCTGGTAATGGTAATGTTACCATGTAAATCCCATTCTCTAATGTGACTATATAATCAGCATTATTAAGACCAGCAACATAGATTTTATTATCAGACGGTTGCTGCCACAATAACGGTTTTGCATGTTCAGACGCTACCGATTTAGCACCATCTAAAGTATATTGTAATTGTGTTGTGTCTGTAGTTGTGCCCGTAGTTGTGTCTGTAGTTATGTCCGTAGTATCTGAGGTTTCGATATTTAGCGTGCCCTTTACACCATCCCATAACTCATCTAAAAGAAGTTTAATTACCTTCCACATCTCACCAACACTATAACCTGTTGGGTTACCCGAAATGTAAGCGGTCCATTTTGACACGAAAGATTTTTCAAAGGTTCCTATATATGGAATCGCCCATGCAACCCCCCCACCAAGGAATGTTTCTTTCATATTTCTACCAATTTTTGCAGTCAATTCTATTATAGCACTACTAAACTCCTCATCCGCTTCTTGTTGAGCATTTGGATACGGCGGTTCCGCTCCAAAAGCGGCAAAAACCTTATTTACTTTAAGTTGAAAATTAAGTGTTGAAAGAATCGCAGCACCAACATCGTAGAATACGTGAGCTAGGACAAGGCCAAACTCAGAATACACTAGCCCACGGAATAACCACATAGAGGCCGCTCCAGTTGAACCGGCAGCACTGTTTTTAACTGCGGTTTTATACGCTCTTGAAAGTGTTGACCATTGTCCACTAACTAAATACGTTGACATGTCTTGTGGCCAATTAACAGTAATCCATTTACCTCCTTTATTATATGCGGAGGCTGAAGGTGTTGTCCCTATAGATTTACTTTTAACATTACTTAGATACTCTGATATTTTTTTGAACGGGCCATTAAACTCAAATGAAGGAGTATTTCGTCTGACAAATTCACTTATAGTTTCAACAATTGATACTGCAAACTTAGAAGTTGGGTCTTCATTACGTATCTCTCTGAATATCTTGAAGGTATCCCTCTCATTATTTTGAATAACACTTTTTAATTCAGGGCTAATATCTAGTTCTGATAAAGATTTTGCAGCCAATTGGTTACCCTTCATCTCAAGTTTATTTAATACTCTACTAATAGCAACGGCATAAGCATCAATTAACGTTCTCTGTTTAGTAGGGTCAGTACTTAAATCCATTCTTTCGATAAACTCATCACTCAATGATACAATTTCACTTCTTAATTCTGAAGTTTCTTTGAGCCATACTTTTAGGGTATCTTTAAACCATGTTACACCACCTTTTCTATTTGCGGCTTTTTGTAATTTTTTAAGATTAGAAACTATGTATTTTTTCCCAGTACCAAAGGCATTTGAAACTTCCTTAGCATAAAACCTTTTAAGTATACCAATCATATACTCTGGAAACGGTTCTGTAGCACCTGATTGCAAGAACGCTATAAATTCATCTACAGTATTATACACTTTTGCCAGCTGAACAAATTCTGTCGCCGTGGAATCTGCTAATATATCAGCCATACTTTTTATCACAAGGTCATCAATTTGAGATATACCTTTAGAGGTTAACTGTTTAAAAATATTTAATAAGGTTTCATCACTAAACGAATCCAAGTTAGCCAAAAGCCCATCTACAGTTGTTATATTTTTCAAATCACTTCTAACTGTTTTGCTTGGCGATTGTTTTACAGTCGTGAGTATGTCATCAAATACTTTTGTGTCAATATTCTTGTAGACCTTTTTGAAGTTAGGTAGCAGACTTAATAGGATATCATCAATTACCTTATCACCGGGCCCTTCATTTATCATCATAGAACCGTTATAGGGCTGAATTTGGAATTTCATCAATTCCTTAATTCTATTACTTTCATTTAAAAAATCTCTCATTTCTTTATTGGTATGTTTTATATTATAAATATAGTTTAATATTATTTAATCGTCGGGTCGGTTTCAATATCACTAAAATCTAACGGACCCCCTAATGTTGTGTTTGACGAATCAAGTGTAAGTTGAACTAATTCTTTAAATCCCTCTTTTGGGGTTATCGCACCCTTAACTAAATTACTGATACTGTTACCTGCGGTTTTAAGCGTTTTTTTACCTTCTTTCGTGTTAGCGTCAATTGATAATGAATCTATAACGTTATTCATATCCTCAAGATTGTCAATACCGTTACTTACAAATTCCTGTGCGATTTCAGGAGAGTAATTATCAATGATTGATTGGACTAGTAAATTCATTCTATTGTATTGTTCTTCACTATAAGTCGTTGTTGCCATCATTTTCCATATAATAATAGTTAAACCAGCACTCATTTGCATACCTGCTTCTTTCCACCAATCTTTATTTTTAAATGCGATTTTTTTCAAATACGATTGTTTTTTGGTGGTATTAATAACAATTCCTTGGATTTCCTTAGCCAAGTATTCAGGATTTTGTTTTATTACTCTTACAAAAATATCTTGCAGATTAGGTGTTTCAGATAACGAATCATAAAATTTAGCCATATCTTCACTAGTTTTGATACCCGCTTTAGAAACTTTTTCTGATAATTCATTCGCTAATTGACGTGTAACTTTA